AAAGCGCATTACGATGCATATCTCTCCCATGTCGGGAGAAATGACTTCGTGTCCGCTTCTACTTTTTCAGAGAGTCGCATCGACCCACAGTTGTGGTTCGATGTTGAGCCAGCGGTACTGAAGGTAATTCGACAGGCTTATTCTCTAACCGAAAAGATCTCCGTTTCTGGGGATCAGAAGGCTGAGGATTTAGCCTGGAAGAAGTTCCTTCAGATGGAACGGAAGTGTAAAATGACGAATCGTAAGATTCGTTATCTACGCCTCCGCCCCGACCGCATTCGAAAGGTTTCAGGGGGAGTTATGACCCTCCAGAAACTCCAAGGAATTCGCGATACTATCGCGAAACTCCTTGGTCCCTTCGAATCTCAGTATATTCGTATACTGAGTCGCTTGAGTTACGGACCAGGAATGACGCTGAGCTCTAGAGACCCTTCGCGGGTCTCTCTTCCTTACAAGTTGATCGATCGCCATACAATCACTTCTGATTGTAAAAGCGTGCTCGTGGACTACCTCAAAGTAAACCGGAACGAAATTCCGTATTACTGCGAGTTCGTCCGCGGGGATCTCGGCCACTTTGTTGGAAGGTTGAGAACTCAGGAAATTCCCGGCTGCAGAATCACCTTTGTCGATAAGACATCGGTGATCAAGCGTACAATCGCCATAGAACCCTCTGTGAACGTTAGCTTCCAACTCGCAGTACATCGCGTGTTAGTTGCGCGTTTGAAGAGGTTCGGTATCGATCTAAAAGATCAAACGAGGAACCGGTCGCTTGCCTTCGATGGATCCAGAGATGGGTCCGTTGGGACAATTGACCTCAGTTCAGCGAGTGATACTATTAGCATCGAACTGGTTCGGTGGCTGCTGCCGCCAGACTGGTTTGCCTTGCTCGACTGCTTGCGCAGTAAAGCGGGACATTACCGAGGTAATACTGTAGCATTTGAAAAGTTTAGTAGCATGGGCAATGGTTTTACCTTTGTCCTTGAAACTATTCTCTTCTATGCCATAGCTTACCACTGTTGCGATAATGGAGACAAGACACTCTGTAGTGTCTATGGGGACGATATTATCGTCCCCGTTCCCTCCTTCAACTCAGTTCTTAATGGTCTTCGTTTCTTTGGTTTTCTTCCTAATAGGAAGAAGAGCTTTGGAACCGGACCGTTTAGAGAGAGTTGCGGGTTGGATGCCTTCAAGGGCGTGGATATACGACCTGTCTACATCCGTAGCGTGAAACCTACGTTCGTAGAACGGCTAGCTATCCACAATCACTTCTACCGTCGTGGTCTCTTTGATGTTTGTAAGATCATCTCTGATACCATTCCGGAGCACTTCCGTGTGTTTGGGCCTCCCGGCCCTTCAGACGGTTACCTCTTTACTGAGGACTCCATCGTTCTTAGAAACTTTCGTCGCTGGAATCGAGATACTCAGGGATACGTCTATCGTGGCTATGCTTTGCACAGCCGCCGTAGCCGCCTCCCATCTCGGTACCTGCTCGAAGCTTCCTTGTTCGATGGTGGTGCGTATAGTAGTGGTGCAACCCTGCGCTTTCGCACAAAACTTGTGCGACTGACAGTCCACGGGGACTACTAAGCCC